TACATCTCAGCTTCCCCTCTTGAGTAGCCATAGTAACGACCAACCCAGTACATGGTAGCACCAGCAAAGATCTGCATAAGTAAAGTGAATCCGTTGTAAAACATTATTTGATTGCTCCTATTCGTTTGAGTAAATCATCTGGATTTTCTAGCCTTGCTATCGCACCTTTGCCTACACCGTTAGGTGCAGATAGATGCGGGAAGAACTTCTCTGCTTGCAAGCGGGTACTGAATTCCCCCCACGCCTGAAGAGGAACCCAGTCCGCTAACTTTGCTACGACAATAAACGATTCACGCTTGAGCCTAGAGTTATCTAGTGCCTCAATGATTTCAATCGCTAATGCAGTAGCATCTTCGGAGTTCTCAGCGTCTGGATCTAGTAGCTTCGCTACTAGTTTTATTTCTGTTGGACGTGGCTTGCCCACTAGTATTCCTTCATACATTGCACATACTTCTGGTGATAAGCCAGTGCTTCTTTTGCTTCTAGTTCTGTGACTCGTTCAATCTCTGCATTGCAATAGGCACAGATAAGAACCACACTTGCTAGATGTATCATGCTTCCTCCTTCACTTGCCATTCCTTGTAGTACGGTTCACATACATCGCCGTCCACTTCGTGGTACTTGATGTGAGCACCGAACATAAAGACAACCTCATCTCTATCATCTCCGATGCCGTATGAATCGTGGTGTCCACAATACCACGACCAGCCAGCGATGGGGGCAATCTTCATGCCCCCAACGCGGATACCAATCGTGTCTTTGTTGATTAACTTACCCATTAGATTCCTCCTCTGGTAGTGGTGCATCCAGCATGATGTCAACCATGGCATCATCTGCTTCCTTGTGTAACTCAGGCTCGATCACACTTGGGTCATCCATCTTTTGTGCATAGATGTGTAGGTAATCGAGTGCCTTCTGGATGTACTGCGCCAGCCTCACCGAGATGTGAGGCTGGACGTATAGGTCTTCGTTGTTCATTAGATTCCCTTCGTTAGTAGGGTCAGTGCCTTGTTCTTGATACGGTCAGCAGAACCATTGATGATGCGCTCTGCTCTGGTTGCTTCTGACTTGTGACTGAAGTGGTCAGCGTACTCAACCACTGACTGGAACACACCGAACGCTGTGCCATACAGTTCTTCTTGAGTGCCTGTCTCACCACGATAGATAGACCTAGCAGTTTGACGTGCAGCTATCGCTGAGTTTAGCTGTCGCTTCTGCCCAGTTGTGAGCATTCCGTATGGTGATTCCTCAATGATTGAAGGTAGTGACCACATCTTCTTGAAGATGTTATCCACCTCTGTATCAGTGAGAGTCTCGCCGATTAGTTTATTACCTACGGTTTCATAGTATTCGATTCCCTTGTAGGTAACAGGGATGATCCGCTTGATGTCCTCGATCTTGAACTCAGCGTTGGTTGTGTGCTTGAGTGTGTAGGTTGCTGACTTAGAGAAGATGCCAGCAATCTGGTTGGTGCAACGCAAGCGTCGAACTGATGGTGCAATTTGTAGTGCAGTCGAACCGTCGTGTGAGGTACGAGCAACGAGGTAAGCAGCATGCTCGTCGTTACCAATCTTCACACCACGTGGTAGCTCGAGCACCATGTACACCTGCGCTCCGCCTTTAACTTCACCAGCGTATGCATACCTTGCATCGCCAGAGTCAACGAGTAAGTCCAGTGCAGAGAACATCTCTGCATTCTGGAATACTTTGTAACGACCACCGACTGTACCTAGTACAGACTGTGTGTTGTCCTTGTTGGTACGGACAGTTGCGAAAGTGTTAGGCACTTCGAGTTGGCTAACACCTGTGTCGGATACAGCCAACGCTTGGACGTCGGCTAGTGATACGTGCCAGTCGAGCCCAGCCTGTGTGGCTGCGTCTCGTGCTGATGTTGCTGTTACTTCTTCACCGATAATGCTGTAAGCATTACGGCGTGACTTGATTGTTAGGTTTGACATGGTACTTCCTTTCGTGTCGGGTTGTTGGTGTGAGGATACTACATGCGGTTGTTGAAATCAAGCAAGGCTTCGCCTAGCTGATCGTGATAGTGACCCTGATAGCAGATGATTCCCTCCGCTTCAGGACGTACGAACCATGTGACGTACGGATCAACCGTACGCTGGAATGGCTCGTCGTTCTGTCTGTCCTCTGTCCATAGACAGAGTGCAATGTAGCCAGATGTATCCCATGCTGGCTTGATGTCGATGATGAGTGCGCCATTCTTAACGCGGTCACCACGTCTTGGTACTGCATGCATTAGTTCACCTTTCGTTGTAGGTATCCGACTCGTGACTGGTCAATCACGCACTCGGTTGGGTCTTCATCATGGTCGAACACTGGGTCAGTGCAGATACCAATCTCTTCTGCAATCTGACGTGCTGTGTCCTCATCCTTCGCACGGATCTCGAACGTAGCATCCAGTGTGTAGGTAATCTGCACCTCGTATAACTTCTCGAACACCAGTCTGTTGTTGAAGATGCCACTGAGTATGTCATCTAGTTCTGACAGGTTGATGTCACCCTCTTCATCACAGTCGTTCTCATCTATGTAGTCATTTACTTGTGTGAATAACTTGCTTACTCTACGGCGGTGCTCGTCGATCATGCTACGTGCTTGTGTTAGGTCGAGCGTTAGGTAATCAATGCGCTTCTTGAGCGCATCAATCTCCTCCTTGAGATAGACGTTGGCTTGCTGGTCTGCTGTTACTACTGGTCCTTCGTATGCTGTGGTCATTCTGTTTCCTCCTCTGTTGTGTCGGTTACTAACTTGTTATCCTTGAGGTACTCAAGGACTAGTTCATCAATCAGTTCATAGTCAAGCCCGAAGAAATGGTCGCCCATGTCTACGTGCCAGTGATCCTTGACCATGCGGTCGAAGGCTTCTTCACGTGTAGAGGTAAGCACAAGGTCGTACTCCTCTGGTCGTGAATAGATAGGCTCGAGACTCTGCCAGATAGCAAGATCTCGCATGCCTAACCTGTGCATTGCGTCTGAATAGTGGAAGAGTAAGTTCTCTACCTGTGCTATGCGGAATGATGCGTTCATTTGTTCCTCATTTCTTGGTTGCGCTGAATCGGATGTCGGCTTTGCCGTAGACACAGAGCCCGCAGCTAACGCAGGCTGAGCCACTCGTTGAGATGAGTGGGATTTGCTTGGTAAGTGCAGGACATTTCGCACCTACCTTGCCAGTGATACGTACCATTTCATCCTCCGCATCTTGGAATGTGGTGGATAGGTACGCTAGTTTCGTATCTGTTTCATTGCGAACTTGTTCGGCAATGTGTTTGTTCTCGTCGTCTGTGCTGTAGTACAGCGAGAGATTGTCAAGTCCCGATAAGGAATAAGCAGCAGACTTGACACGTGTATAGCACCAGAACTGTATGTCAGGGTGCATCATGATTACTTTCTGCCATGCATACTCGTAAGTTTGATTGAAGAAGTCGCCGTCCCAGTGGATGCGGAATAACTTCGGGGCATTCCGTCTCTCACAATCCTTGATGAAATCAAGTATCATGTCATCAAGTAAGTCAACCATTTGGTTGACGTCAGCATCCTTCAATAGTTCCCAGTTGTGAAGGAGAACTTCCCTCACTCCCTTGTATACACGCTCGAGCTTGCCTGCATAACACACTTTCTCACAGATGCTGGTTGCATTAGGACATGAGTATGCCTTGCCTGCTGGTAAGCCGAAGGTGTTGGCGATTGCAGATGTCTTGCCACTTGGCGAGACTAGGTTGGTAACCTTGCGGTCATTGCTTCTGATTAGCGATAGCATGTTTTCTCCTTTCGGTTTGGTTGGCTATTTCAAGAGCATAGATTCTCTATGCTATAAAGAATGCGTACGTATTAGATGTCATCACAATCACGATCATCATACGCACACCATGGACCGAGGTGATGCCCCTCGACTATGGTGTAGGCGGGAGCCGTAGGATAGCCCCGCCAATACACACCCTCTGGTAGTTGGATTTGCTTGTGTGTTAGTCCTTCGGATACTGCATAGATAGCCTCGACGCATGGTTCCACCATGCTTAGACGTACAGGCGGATAGTGATTACCTGTTAGGTGATAGGCGATTGACTGTCGAATGTCAACGACATTCTCCGCTAAGTCTTGCGCTGTGTTGCTACCCATTTACTGCCTCCTTTAGTAGATGTTTGTGTACTTCACACTCTTTGAGTGTGTCTTCCTCAATGAACTCGCCGTAATTACACTTCGAGCACAGATAGTTCTCGCACTGGTCGCATGAGTCCATGGATTCCAGTTCGCCACACTGCCTACACTTCGTGTTGTATTCTTCGGTTGTCTCTTCGCAACCATTGTCATAGACAATGGTTCCACCCCAGCCAGTCTCTTCCTCGAACTCGAGCTCGAGTGAGGCGGTCGGGTATTGCTCGGACAGTGCAAGCATTGCTTCGTTTGGTATTCCCCATGGTGTGGAGAATGTATAGACCAACGTAGTTGCATCTTCTTCCCCACTATCGTCGACGTCTGATGCATCCCACTTGACACCCCAGTTGCGTAGGTTCCAGTTGTACCAGTGGTCTCGCCCGCTCTGGTCTCCGTCTGCCTTGTCATGGTATGCACCAAGGTCGGTAGGTTTGATGATGTTCCAGAATGAGAAAGGTTGTTCAACCTTTGCAGGCTTTGATGTTCCAGACACGAAGTCGAAATGCTGTGTCTCATAAGGAGCAGATACCTGCTCCTTTATCTTTGCGATTACATCTGCCTCGCCTGTGATTACGAGCGAGTTATACACCCAGTTAGGCATTGTGATACTCCTTTATCTCTTCGTGATACTCGACGAATGAACCGAACGAATGTTCGTTGCCTGTATCATTGACTGTTTGGTTTGTAAAGTCCACCACTACAGTGGTGTCCCCTAAGTCTTCGCCGTCGGTGCTTGTGAACAAGCCGAAGCCTGTCTCGTCGTTCCACTTGTCAGCGATTAGTTGTGAAACAACTATGCGGATGCCATAACTTGGGTCATCCCAGCGTGGTCTTGCCTTGCCGAGAGCCATTGCTAGGTCATCTCGCCAGCCCATCTCGCCCCAGTGTGAGTAGAGCGTGACGTGTGATGCTTCCTTCTCGTATGCCTTGAATACGAAGTTGATTCGTGCTCCCATTTAGATTTCTCCGTTCTCTTGTAGTTTGTCAATGGCATTTGCCATTGCCTCTTGCCATGTGAACCCTTCTCCCCCACCGACGAAGGTTTCCCAGTCGTTAGGCTTGAAGAACTCTACGTAGTACCGAGTTCCGCGAGGTGCGTTCTCATCTTCTTGGTGGTTCAGTTGTACCTTGTAATCCATTATCGTTCCTCTCGAATAGTTGTTGCCCAGTGTTCCTCTAATAAAGCAGACCTTCGGTCTGCTATCTTTGACGCGATTACGTCCCATGCTGCAGCGATACAGGTGAGACCAACGACTGTCAATAGACAGCCGATAGCAATCCAGTCTGTTGGTAGTAGGTAGTCAGTGATGTTCATAGTGTGCTTCCTCCCTTGATTGTTAGGTCTGCGCTTGGGTCAACCTCTTGAATACCTTCAAGAGTCTTGTTGAAATCTGGCATCATCTCGAATGAGTGCAAGATTGAGTAGATTTTCTTCGGTGATTTGACAGTCGGAGCAGAGATTCTCACCTTCGCCCAGACACTGCCTGATTGCTTGCCGTCGGCATCCATGGAGTAGACATGGATGATGCCGTTCTTTACGACTCCGATTGTGCTGTTATCTTCGCAATTAACTGTTCTCATTTGGTGCTTCCTTTCCATAAGATGCCGAACCGATTTGATTCGACCCCCTTAATCAAACAAAGCTTCGCTTTGTTATCAAGAAAAGACAGGTGCGCGATCACGTACGTAGAAGCCTGCCGTTTAGCAATTCCTGCGGTCGAGCATGCGCCCGCATCAGGGCGCATAGAGCCAAGCGCAGCCTGCATACACAGCCCAGACACAGCCTGTGTGGGCATGACATGACCAACACACCGAGGTTTTACGCTCAGAGTTTGACATTCGGCTCGAGGTGTGAGATAATGTTTGTCGTTGGGAGGTGGTCTTCCAGCATAATCAACGAAAGGCAACACAATGAACACAGCATGGACACAGGATGATTTACTAGTAAATCTCAAGGCAGAAGTTCAAGACGTAAAGCATGCGTATAACGTGCCTAGTCTGAATCACGTACCTGATTTCGAGTTGGTTCCCCTACGCTTCGCGGACTTGGGAGACCTAGTTCCCCTCGGTAAAGGTCGCGTGGGTATAGTCTTCGACCGCGTGGAGAATCGCGGTGTGGTTGAGTTCAGCATTGTGGGTGACACGCTCCGCGTAATCATGAAGCGAGTTGCCCTATAAGATAGTTCGCGGACGCCCCCGCTCCAGCCCATGGAGTCGGGGGTTTTCCCATGCGCGGACACACGTTTTCCCCAGCCTCACGCCCATGCGTGGGGCTTTTTTTGTGCGCCAGCCCATGCCGACCCCCACGTTGTTTAGCACCGCCCCCCTCCCCCTACCCACTATCAGCTAAATAATTTTCACCAGAAAACCAGCTCTGACCAGCACTTATATAAATAAATAAAAATAATTTACCAAAGCCCTTGAAACACGCCGACGCTCTAGACCCCTATATAAGTATAAGGCGAAATACTTATTGAGCCTTCTGTGGCTGGCTTAATGCCAGCCTAAAAGATTATATATGCAAGAGTGGGGATACTTCTGCCCAGACCCCTCTGTACTACTACAGACCCTGGAGTCCACATTGGAAAGAAATTTATCACCAGAAGAAGCTCGTAAAGAACTAATCGACTTGGTACGCCAAGGGCGCACCATCGCCGATGCCCTAAAGGTTATTGGTAGGTCTCGCTCTTGGTATGATACCCAACGCCGAGAAGCCGAGGGCTTCTCAGCTTATGTAGATAATGCTCGGTTTAGAACATCAGACCTCGCTGATAACGCTCGGTCTGAACTATCTGGATTTGCGGAGTTCTCTGAGAATTACTTGGGAACCAAGGTTCCACCCCACATGATGAATGTGGTGGACATGTTGGAAGGCAATGATCCTTCTTGGTTACACGACAGCATGGTCTACGAAAAAGGGTCGGCGGGCTTATCCCGCCTCTTGGTAAACGTACCCCCTAACCACGCCAAGACGATGACGATCACGATTAACTATGTGACCTACCGTCTGGTTAAGAATCCTAATATCTCCATCATGGTTATTTCTAAAACCCAGGAGCAGGCAAAGAAGTTTTTGTATGCAATCAAGCAACGCTTGACGCATCCGAGGTACGCTGACCTACAGGCAGCTTTTGGTCCAGTCGATGGGTACAAAGCTACTGCAGACCAGTGGTCAGCAACCAAGATTTATCTTGGTGGCGACATCCGCGATAACGATGCTAAAGACCCTTCGGTTGAAGCTATCGGTATGGGCGGGCAAGTTTACGGAAACCGTGCAGACCTAATTGTTCTAGACGACGTAGTCACTCTGAGTAATGCTTCAGAGTGGGCTAAGCAACAAGAGTGGATTCGACAGGAAGTTGCTTCCCGCCTTCCACCAGGTGGTGGGCAACTTCTTGTTGTCGGTACTAGAGTCTCAGCGGTTGACTTATATAAAGAGCTCCGCAACCCACAGCATTACACCGATGGCATATTGCCTTGGTCATATTTGTCCATGCCTGCAGTCTTAGAATATGCAGACAAGCCTGAAGACTGGAAATGTCTTTGGGAGAAAACTGAACAACCTCTTACGGATACTGACGTACCCGACGAGAATGGTTTGTTTGATCGATGGACAGGACCGCGTCTAACGGCGGTCCGTAACGAGGCAGGACCATCTAAGTGGTCACTGGTTTACCAGAACCTCGATATTGCGGAGAATGCAATCTTCGACCCGATGTGCGTCAGAGGCGCAGTAAACGGAATGAGAAAGTCGGGGGCTTTGGTTGCAGGCGCAGCAGGACATCCCAATAACTGTGAGAACTTCTACAGAGTTATAGGTATCGACCCAGCAATGTCTGGTGATACCGCTGCTATCGCCTATGCGGTTGACCGCAGGTCACATAAACGCTACGTCATGGATGTTCACATCATGACAGCTCCTACACCTGCAGCAATTCGTTCTCTTATTAGGGAGTGGACCGATGCGTATAAACCGCATACGGTCATTGTGGAATCAAATGCTTTTCAGCTTTTCCTTACACAAGACGAAGAGATTCGTAACTTCCTGTCTACACGTGGAGTCGCATACCGACCTCACTACACAGGAAACAATAAACAGGATCCAGAGTTTGGCGTAGCCTCTCTGGCTCCACTGTTCGGAACCATCACTAAGCGAGATGGTGTCATGAACAACTTCAAGCATGCTGACGATAACTTAATTGAGTTGCCAGATAGCTCGAAGAATGAACATGTTAAAAAGTTAATAGAACAACTAGTAACCTGGCAACCAGGAGTACAAGGCAAGAAGCTCAAGATGGACGCCGTTATGGCGTTATGGTTCTGTGAGATCGTAGCCAGAGAAACTTTATTAACCTCGACTAACGTACCTAACTTTCTAAACAATCAATTCACACCTCGTGGACAGATTGAGTCAAGGTACATCATCAACTTAGATGACCTCGCTGCACAACAGCGAGCCGTGAGATTGTGACATTAATGAAAGAACTTGTAAATGCATTCGAGCAATTAAAAGCTCGTAACTCCGAGCGCGATAAGCGCATGCGCGAGGTTGCTTTGGTTAGAGCGGGTAATGCCGATCAAGTCTTCCGTGGGCTATTCCCAGAAGGCGTGTGGTCACGTCCCATCATTGCAAACCTCATTGATGTCGTTGCACGAGATGTTGCTGAACAAGTCGGTGTTCTTCCTACCATTACTGCTGCTGGTGATTCTTCTCTAGATGATAACCAGCGTTCCAAGGCTGACAAGCGTACCAAGATTGCAAATTATTATGTTGCATCATCTCGGCTTGGAACGGAACTACTGCGTGGCGCAGATCAGTTAGCAACCTATGGCTTTGTTCCTTTGCGAGTTGAACCAAACTTTAAGGACAAGCGACCACACATCCATGTGGAAAATTCAATGGGTGCTTATTACGATATGGATCGCTTCGGTGTTGTAAACACCTACGCTCGTCTATATCACCGTAAAGCTGGAGATTTGGCTGCTCATTTCCCCGAGCATGCCGATGCAATTCTTCAAACAAATACTTATACACGTGGCGATGGCAACAGCTTGTTACAAGTTGTACGTTGGACAGATAAGCAAAAGACTGTTCTCTTCTTGCCAGATCGGGGAGGTTTAGTACTTGCAACAACACCGAACAAAACAGGCGTCGTCCCAATTGCGATTGCTCAACGTCCTTCTCTTGATGGAGAAACTCGGGGTCAATTCGACGATGTACTACCTGTTTACGCAGCGAAAGCGCGACTTGCTCTTCTTACCATGGAAGCTGTTCAGAAGTCTGTTGAAGCTCCTCTTGCTCTTCCCAATGATGTTACTTCTCTATCCATTGGTCCTGATTCAGTCATTCGTTCTAATTCCCCTGAAAAGATTCGTCGTGTTAATCTGGACGTACCTCAGTACGCATTTGCGGAGAACAATGTTCTAGCAGATGAAATGAAGTTGGGAACACGTTTCCCTCAAGCACGTGCAGGACAAGCAGAAGGTTCAGTAGTTACTGGTCAAGGCGTAAAGGCTTTGATGGCAGGCTACGATTCACAAGTTAAGATTTACCAATCAATTCTTGGTGAGGCAATCGGACAAGCAATTTCATTTGCATTCGCAACTGATGAAGCATACTTTACAGATATTACTCGTGAAGTATCTGCAACTGCTAACGGAGTTCCTTACAAGTTAAAGTACAAGCCATCTTCCGACATTAACGGAAACTTTGGCGTGACCGTTGAGTACGGTCTTATGGCAGGTTTAGATCCTAACCGCGCATTGGTATGGGGTCTACAAGCTCGTGGAGATAAGTTAATCTCTCGAGGAATGTTGCGTCGCAACCTTCCTATCTCGCTTAATGCTGGCGAAGAAGAGCGAGCAATTGACATCGAAGAAATGCGTGATTCCCTTAAGGCGTCCGTATCGCAAATGGCTGCAGCAATTCCACAAATGGTAATGCAAGGTCAAGACCCGATGAAGATTGTAGAAAAGATGGCAAGCGTTATTACAGATCGCAAAAAGGGTATCCCTCTTGAGGATGCAGTAGCAAATGCTTTTAAGCCAGAGCCAGCACCAGAACCACCAGCAGGACAACCAGGAATGCCTGAACAACCAGCAGTTCCTGAACCTGGAATGGGTGGAGGACAAGCACCACAACTTCCTCAAGGTAGACCAGCAATGCAAGAACTGCTTGCAGGTTTAACAGGTGGAGGAAATCCAAATCTAGCAGCGAGAGTAACTCGTCAGATCCCAGCATAACTAAGGAGAAACAAATGTTCGGAAAGCAAGGAAAAGCAGCAAAGGCTCCAACTTCAACAGCTATGTCAGCAAAGAAGAACGGCGGAAAAGTCGTTGGTGGCGGAATGGTAAAGCAAGGCGTTACCCCAAAGGGTATCAAAGGCAACAACAACAAGCTGAAGTAAGCCACGACAAGGAGATATTAAAATGGCAGAAAAGTATTTTTTTGAGTACGAGAAGGAAAGCAAAGCCAGAACTACTGCCCGCAATGCAGCAAAGAATCGCGCAGTAAAGAAGGCAGAATCAATGGGACTAAAGAAGACTAACCTAGACAAGACTGCTGGTTCACGTCCTAAGTCTGGCGATGGATTAGTTCAGGCTATTACAAATCAATACCGTGTAACTGCAAAAGAAGCTGCACAGATTGTTAAGACAATCAAGGAAGCTAAGCCAGTTCTTGGAGCAGTTAATCCAGCTAAAGAAGCAGCTAAGTTTGTTGGCGGAGCAGTAAAGGCAAACGTTCAACTTCCAGGCAAGGTTGCAGGAATTGCAAAGCGCAATGCTGCAGGAGCTGTCAAGAACTTCAAGCAAGGCTTCAACAAGTAATTTTAATTAAGTAGAGGATAACTATGGCAGCGAAGAAACCGAAAGCTCCTAAGAAGTTTAAGCAGGCGCGTAAAGCTGCCGTTGCCGACGCCAGGGGAGCTTTCACAAGTGGAAAGACAAAGGCAGTACGCCGTGACCCTATGGCAAAGGTGTCTGCTGAAGATA